TACTAGTAAAGACCGTACAGCAGTATGTTGTTTATCTAGTGTTAATTTAGAATATTATGATTCATGGAGTAGAGATAAACAATTCATTAGTGATATAGCCGAAATGTTAGACAATGTATTAACATTCTTTATTGACAGCGCTCCTGATACTATCAGTAGAGCGAAGTACAGTGCAATGCGTGAACGTAGTATAGGTCTGGGTGCATTAGGGTTTCATGCATACCTACAACGTAAGAGTGTCCCATTTGAAAGCGTGATAGCTAAGTCTATAAATGTTCGAATGTTTAGACATATAAGAAAGAGAATGGATGAGGCTAATATTAAATTAGCAAAGGAGCGAGGCGAAGCTCCTGATGCTGAGGGACAAGGAATTAGATTTAGTCATTTGATGGCAATTGCTCCTAATGCTAGTACAAGTATTATTATGGGAAATACTTCTCCTTCTATTGAACCATGGAGAGCTAATGCATATAGGCAAGATACGTTATCTGGTTCTTATTTGAACAAAAACAAATACTTAGATGCTTTGCTTAAAAAGAAATGTCAGAAGGAGAGAGCGCGTGCACAAGAAGAGGGTTCAGGACTTAAATTTGAATATGATAAGATATGGACAGACATTATTGCTAGTGAAGGTAGTGTGCAGACTTTAAGAAGTCCTTTAACAGACAAGGAGAAAGAGGTATATAAAACAAGCATGGAGATTGATCAGCGATGGGTGATAGAGCATGCTGCAGATCGTCAGAAATTTATTGACCAAGCACAGTCTATTAATGTGTTCTTCCGTCCTGATGCAAATATCAAATACTTACATGCTGTCCATTTTCTTGCATGGAAGAGTGGATTGAAAACTTTATATTATTGTCGTAGTGAGAAGATTGGTAAAGCAGATAAAATATCAAAGCAAATTGAACGACAAATAATTAAGGAAATCAATATACAAGAAATAGCACAGGGAGAGCCTTGTTTGGCTTGTGAGGGATGAAATTAAAAATAACCGACGAAAGAGATTACTTTAAGCCGTTTCATTATCCATGGGCATATGATATATGGCTAAAGCACGAGCAGTCTCATTGGCTTCATACAGAAGTACCAATGCTTGGAGATATAAAAGACTGGAAGACTCGACTTACGCAAGAGGAGAAATACTTTCTAACAAATGTGTTTCGTTTCTTTACTCAGAGTGATATAGATGTCTCTGGTGGGTATGTAAAACACTACCTACCACGGTTTCCACAGCCAGAGATTCGAATGATGTTATGTGGATTTGTTGCTAGGGAGGCATTGCATATCGCTGCATATAGTCACCTGATTGAATCTCTTGGTATGCCCGAGTCTATTTACACAGAGTTCTTGGAATACGATGCTATGAGAGAGAAACATGAGTACTTCCACAGTAAAATGATGAACGGCGCTCATACCCCTGTCAAAATAGCTGCAATTAGTGCTTTTACGGAGGGATTGGCTTTGTTTAGTAGCTTTGTAATGTTGTTAAACTTTCCACGTCATGGTAAGATGAAGGGAATGGGGCAAATAGTTACATGGTCTGTTGTTGATGAAACTATGCATACAGAAGCATTAATCAAGTTGTTTAGGACATATATTGAAGAACATAGAGAAATATGGAACGATGAACTCAAAAGTGACATATATACTGTTGCTACAAAAATGGTAGAACTAGAAGACAAGTTTATCGATTTGGCTTATACAATGGGACGAGTGGAAGGTCTAAGAGATACTGAGGTCAAAGAATATATTAGATATATTGCAGATCGAAGATTAATTTCGATGGGAATGAAGGGAGTATTTAAAGTAAAGAAAAATCCTTTACCATGGGTAGAAGAAATGATCAATGCTCCTACACATACAAATTTCTTTGAGAACAGAGCGACAGATTACGCAAAGGGAGCTCTATCAGGAGACTGGTCAGAAGTATGGGCACAATGAACACACGTAAGGTACATCAATACAAGCGCTTATATATGGATATCGCTGAGCGTGTGGCTGAAATGTCTCATGCACAAAGGTTAAAGGTTGGTGCTGTGGTTGTCAGAGATGGGCGGATTATAAGTATGGGCTGGAATGGTATGCCTGCAGGGTGGGACAATGAGTGTGAACAGGACCTCTGGCATGCAGCATCAGAAGACGTGGAACGAGTAACTAGAGCAGAGGTACTACATGCAGAGAGCAATGCAATATCAAAGCTCGCTAGAAGTATTGAATCTGGGTTAGATGCTGAAATGTATTGTACACATAATCCTTGTATGGAATGTGCTAAGCTAATATATCAGTCAGGGATTAAGAAGGTATACTATAAAACTGAGTATAGAGACCATGGTGGGATAGGATTTTTAAATAAAAGTATTGAAATTGAACATATGATTGATCATAGAGAGATCCCAAACGACGAGGCTCCATCAATATTTAATGGTGGATTGTCTCACAATGAGCACTATGGCACTCCTACAGTGGCTGCTTCTGGTGGAGATTGATGGAAGATAGGCCAGAAGATATCTTAATTCAAAAAGAATATGAGTGCCCTAATTGTGGGTCTATATATAAAGTAATGTGGGATCCTAGTGAAGTTGATACTGCGTTTTCGGGTGCGGGTCCAGAGTTTTGTCCTTTCTGTGGGGAGACTATAGAGACAGAAGAATTACCTGAAGATCTATTAGCTATGGATTTTACTGATCATGCTAAGTTTGGAAGAGGAGTTGACCTAGTAGATGGCGAAGAAGAATAGAACTTCTTATGGTCCGATTGCTCCGTGTAGGGTAGGTATAGATTATAGTACTACCAGCCCTGCAATATGTATTAGAGTGAGAGTTGGTGGATTCTCTGCCTGGAGAGAAGAATGGGACATACATTATTTAACATCAACAAAGAAATTAATAAAAGAAACTGACGTTAGTCGATTTAGATTCATTGGATCCTATCTACCAACTAACTTCGATCATCTAATAGAAAGATATTCGTATATAAGTAAATGGGCAATTGATAGCCTAGAAGCGTACACTGTTGAAAAAGTATATCTAGAAGATTATGCATATGCTGCTACTGGTAAGTTATTTCATATTGGAGAAAATACTGGGTTATTAAAATATAAATTGATGAGTAGAGATATATTATGTGAAACTATAGCTCCGACTGCTGTTAAGAAGGAAGCTACTGGAAAGGGCAATGCTAGTAAACATAATATGATTGACAAGTTCAAACAAGAAACTAACATTGATTTATATGAAGAACTAGGCTGTACAACCGATAGTCCTGTTAGTGATATAGTTGACAGTTATTTTATTTGTAATCATAGTAAGTAAATTAGTGTCCGTATCTGTTGAAACCATAAAAACAGTTGAAGCTATTGGAGAGTACAAGTACGGTTTTTATACCGATATCGAGTCCGAGCTTGCCCCTAAGGGTTTAAACGAAGATACTGTCCGATTTATATCTGCAAAAAAGGAAGAGCCAAAATGGCTGCTAGATTGGCGGCTTAAGGCGTTTCGGTTTTGGCTGGAGTCTACAACAGAGGAACCTCAATGGGCTAATATTCATTACAAACCAATTGATTTTCAGGATGCGTATTACTACGCTGCGCCTAAACAAGGAGAAGCACCTAAGAGTCTTGACGAGGTTGATCCTGAACTACTTGAGACTTATAAGAAGCTCGGCATTCCATTAAAAGAGCAGGAGCTCCTTGCTGGTGTTGCTGTCGATGCTGTGTTTGACAGCGTTTCAGTGGCAACTACCTATAAGAGTAAACTTGGTGAATTGGGAATAATCTTTTGCCCAATGTCTGAAGCCGTTAAAGAACACCCTGAATTGGTACAAAAATATCTTGGTAGCGTGGTACCAGCAGCTGATAATTTTTATGCCACTCTTAACTCAGCTGTGTTTAGTGATGGTTCTTTCGTCTACATTCCCAAGGGTGTTCGATGCCCAATGGAATTGTCAACGTATTTTCGAATTAATGCTGCAGAAACAGGTCAATTTGAACGCACTCTAATCGTTGCTGATGACGAT